ATCTGTGTATCCTGGACCACACCAGCTCCGATGCTCAAAGACCAACAAACACTAGTCAAACCGGATGGGAGAAAATCGTCGGAGGGTTTGAATGGGCAGGTACCTGGTCCCAGGGAGCTTATGACGTTGGCTCTGTGGTCGAATACAATCAGAGCAGCTGGGTAGCGACTCGAACCATCTTAGCCTCTGAAACACAAAATCCATCAATCAGCACCGGGTGGGACCAAATGGTCAAAGGATACCCGGACACCTCGGCTATCACCTATGCAATCGCTCTAGGATAACTTATGTCTGATTTCCAGCGTCAATCATTTGAAGTAGGCAACGGATCCTATTCAGCACTCTCAAATGATGCAGTGCTAGTGGGTTTGATGCTCACCAATAAATCAGCAGCCCAGGTCACTGCAACGGTCAAAATCGGCCCGAGCGGCACGACTCGGGAGCTAGTCAAGGATGTTGTGATTCCAGTGGGCTCAGCCTTATCCGCACTGGATGGTAAGATCGTGCTGAACGCTAACGACATTATTGAAGCTACTGCTAGTGCTGCTAGCAGTGTCAATATTCACATTAGCTTACTGGAGCTACCATAATGGCTGGTTATGTCGGGAGCAGAACAAATAATGCGCTGGTCAGCCTCACTGGTGCAACTGGGACGATTAGCAGTGATGTGGTGTTTCCTGCTGGGCATGTGATTCAAGTTGTAACTTTCTCGACTACTGCCCAGCCATCACTTAATAATGGAGATGAATTTTCCAGTATACGAAAATCAATTACCCCGTTAGCAACTGGCTCACGTTTAATGATTACTTATTGTTTGGGTCACGTTGGTGCTAGCACTTCTTCTGATATTGGATTGGCCCCACTTAGGTCTACCGATGCGGGATCAACGTTTACAGAGTTCTATACTGGTTCTGGCGGAACTCGTAATGTTATGTTTAGTTATACCAATATCGGTAGTACTCATGGCAGCACTTGCTCCTATACACTGATTGACCCAGGAGTATCTACAACAAAAAGTTCTGCGATTATGTATTCGCTAAAAGTCTATACCAACACAGGCTCTGTTTATATGAATAGGCGAGGTAATGACACAACCAATGCTTCGATATCAACTATCACAATTTTCGAACTGGCAGCGTAATATGTTTACAAAATTCGATGCAATCGTTGCGTTGGTGGAAAATCCTAGTTTTATTTTGGAAGAAGACAATAGTATTACTTGGTTATCAGTTGATAAAACACAACCAACAGAAGCACAAATCCAAGCAAAGATCGCAGAACTAGAAGCAGCAGAACCACTACGCCAACTCAGAGAACAACGCAACCAACTACTCGCTCAATCCGATTGGATGGCAGTGAGCGATAGAACCATGAGCCCAGAGCAAATAGCGTATCGACAAAGCCTTAGAGACATGCCAGCAAATAACCCAGACGTAGCACTAAATGAAGCTGGTGAATTAATTAATGTTACTTGGCCTACGGAGCCACAATGAGTAATGCGAGAAATATAGCGGATATCACTAATGGAGATGATGCCCCAGTTTATGCTTGTAGGGCTTGGTGTCATTTTACTATTACTGGCAGTATTGATGCTGCTTCTAATGTTACTAGTGTAGATGATACAAGTGCTAGCGTGAAAAAAATAAATTTTACAACAGCAATGCCTGATGAATTTTATGCCTGTGCTTTGACTCAAATCAATGTAGCCGATACCATATATTATACTAATCTAGTCAAAAAGGATGAATCAACAGCAAGTCAACTACAGACGTATATCGAGAATGAAGGCAATACTACAGGCTACACAATAGCAGTCTTCCGCTAACCCAAAGGCTTAAAATGAAACTAGCAATTTTTCCCAATGACGAAACAATCTCTGTTCTAGTACCTGCGCCCAACTGCTCACTTAGTTTTGAAGAAATATGCGCCAAAGATGTACCAACCGGAGTACCCTATTTAGTGGTGGACTCCAGCGATTTGCCAGAAGATAGAAGCTTTCGTAATGCCTGGAGCGCAGACTTTTCTAACCCAGATGGATATGGAGCCTAATGCCGATTATCACCATAGATATTCCCAAGGCCAAAGAGATACGCAAGGAGCAGCTGCGCCAGGAGCGCAAGCACCTGCTGGAGCAGCTGGATGTTGACTATTTACGAGCCCAGGAAGCTGGAAATGATACCAGCTCCATTGTGCTCAAGAAGCAGCAACTCAGAGACATCACCAATGCAGTGGATAGCTGCACCACAGTAGAAGAACTCAAAGCCATAAATTGCGAGATTTAGCATGTACATTGGAGCCATACCCACCCCGGCAGCAACGGAGTCTCGCCAGGAATTCACAGCAACTGCAAACCAAACAGTTTTCAGCACCACCGGGGGAACCGTAGGCTACTGCGATTGTTTCTTGAATGGAGTCAAACTGGCTAATAGCGACTTCAGCTTCGATGGAGCTGACGTAACGCTAACCACGGGAGCTGCCGCTGGAGATGTACTAGCGGTAGTGATGCGTCAGGCAGACAATGCCTTAGTTGCGTTGCCGATTAAAGATAGCCAAGGCAACAACGTACTTAGTGAGGCGAATAATGTTGTGAGCCTTAGTAGTAGTGTTGTTATGCCCCCAGGCTCAGTTATTGAGCAATTCATGTCTCCATGTGATGGCAGTAGTATTATTGTAAAAAGCGGCACATATACAATGCCAACTGTTACAGCATCTCAAACAATCAGCACTACTGTTGTCGATGTTAGTGGGGCAACAATAACATACACTCCCCCATCATACGCCAAAACTGTGATTTACACGTTTGTAATGATGGTCGCACCAGTAGATTCAAATAACAACCTTCAGTTCGCCTTATTTGTTGATGACGTTGAGGTGACGAAGGCCAGAATGGGGGTAGCGGCTGATACTTATCTGACAAATAAATACTTAGTCCAGTGGCCTTTCCATATTGGAGGCACATCAGATGCTACTACTGGAAGATTTTCTTCATGGACTAACGGGAAAGAAATAAAACTTAAAACTAGAGCTTACCTTGATTCTCATGAGATGAAATTACACACAACAGACGTTTGGGATGGTGGAGCAACAGACCAATTTTCAATGCCTATTATTGGCATCACTGCTTTAGCTTAAAACGCCCCAGTGAACACCCTCGTAATAGTAATTTTTCTGTTAATCGTCTGGGCAGCAATAAAATGAAAGGTTGCAAATGGATATCGAGTTGATCAAGGAACTAAGCAACCTCGGAGGTCTTTTCATTGGTTTGCTGGGAGCTGGCTACTATATCAAGTGGCTCAGCCAGCAGCATCGCGACGAGCGTCAGCAGCTCCTCGAGCATGACCGGGAAAATGACAATGCCCTCAGATCACTATTTGAGAAAACCCACACCGAGTACATGGCATCGCAGACCAGGCTCAACGAGACCCTGGGTGCGATCAATATCACGATTGCCGAGCTGAGATCGGAAATCAAACTACACCATAGCCTAAAATGATGAAGACCACGTTCCTAGTGGTTGCTCTCGTTGCCTTTTCTTGTCTCCCTCCTCCCTCACCAGCTGCTGAAAAGCAATTAGACTACCCGACAGTTTACCTCATGCAATGGGTTGCGGATTGTGCAACCAGGCTCCATCAGATTCTTTTGCAGCAAGGGATGCATCCGATGCTTTCACAAAGGGAAGCAGGGCTGCAGTGTTCCTGCGTGATCGATGGCTTCCGTAGAAACTATAGCCGAGCAGATGTCGAGAGCATGACACTCGAGGATCGAGGGCTATTCGCAGAATATTTTGCCAAACAATGCTTAGGGATTCGCGATGATCTTAGCAACGAATCAACGAGTTTCAGACCAGCTGATCGATTATATCAAACAAGCGGAGGGCTTCCGGTCACTGGCTTATGAATGCCCAGCCGGGAAGCTGACGGTAGGCTATGGGAAAAACATCGAGGATCTCCCAGGGCTCACCGAGGAGCAAGCCAGCGTCATCTTGCAAATGGACCTGGTGATTGCAGCGAAGGAGGTCGACACCTTTGCGCCAAAAGACATAGGGCCAAATCGACGAGCTGCTCTGACTGCAATGGTTTTTCAGCTCGGGATGCCAGCAGTCAAGAAATTTAAAAAGATGCTAGCAGCCCTCGAGCAGGGCAACTGGCTCGAGGCAGCTGATCAGGCAATGGATTCCAAGTGGGCTCGGCAAACCCCGAGCCGGGCCAAGTGGGTGGCAGAGATTCTTAAAACAGGGGAAATGAATGGCTGAATTTGTTGATCTATTCAATAGCGCA